ATGGAGACCCTTTCATGCCGTTCCCCGCGAACACCCCCACCGTCGACGACCTGCCGGGCCTCGGCCAGCAGGACATCGCCCAGTTGCCCGTCGAGTTGTTGGCCATCCTGCAGCGCGACGTCGACGAACGCATGGCGCGGACCAAGGCCGCGAAGGCCCGCCTCGATGGCGCGCTGACGGTCCGCTACGCCACCCGCGCCGCCGAGGAACGGCAGGCTGCGGGCAAGGACACTGGTACGATCCGCTTCGACGACGGGGATTTCACCGTGGTCGCCGATCTGCCGAAACGGGTCGATTGGGATCAGGATCGCCTCGCCACCATGGTCGAGCGCATCCGCGCCGCAGGGGACGATCCCGCGCAGTATGTCGACATCGCCTTCAAGGTGCCCGAGCGCAAATACGCCGCCTGGCCCGTTGCGATCCGCGCCGGTTTCGAGCCCGCGCGCACCGTCCGGCCGGGCACGCTTAAGGTCGAGATCGTCCCCCAGGGGGGCGATCAATGAGCCTCCCGATCATCAGCGCCGACCAGCGGCTTGCCGAGCCGCGTGGCATCAAGGGCTGCATCTTCGGCAAGTCCGGCATCGGGAAGACCTCGCTGCTCTGGACCCTGAACGCGTCGACGACCCTGTTCATGGATCTCGAGGCGGGCGATCTCGCCATCGAGGGCTGGGCGGGCGACAGCATCCGGCCGCGAACCTGGACGGAATGCCGGGATTTCGCGGTGTTCATCGGCGGGCCGAACCCAGCGCTCCGCGACGAGCAGCCCTACAGCCCGGCGCATTTCAAGGCCGTCTGCGACCGCTTCGGCGATCCGGCCTCGCTCGACCGCTACGACACGATCTTCGTGGACTCGATCACCGTGGCGGGGCGGCTGTGCTTCGGCTGGTGCAAGGGCCAGCCCGAGGCGCTGTCGGAGAAGACCGGCAAGCCGGATGTGCGCGGGGCCTACGGGCTGCACGGACGCGAGATGATCGGCTGGCTCACCCATCTCCAGCATACGCGGGCCAAGAACGTCTGGTTCGTCGGAATCCTCGACGAGAAGCTCGACGATTTCAATCGCAAGGTGTTCCAGCCGCAGATCGACGGCTCGAAGACCGGGTTGGAGCTGCCGGGGATCGTCGACGAGGTGATCACCATGGCCGAACTGAAGGCCGACGGCGATCCCTATCGCGCCTTCATCTGCCAGACGATCAACCCCTGGGGCTTTCCGGCCAAGGACCGCTCCGGTCGGCTGGATCAGGTCGAGGAGCCTCACCTCGGCCGCCTGATGACGAAGATCCGCGCCCCCGTCGCGCCAGCGCCCAAGCGCCTGACCTACACCCCGCCACCCGCCGGTCCGGCGGCTGACGCCCAATCCCCATCGCAATCCTGATCAGAAAAGGAGGTTCCCCATGGGTTCCTGGAACGATTTCAACGACGCGCAGAGCAACACCAACCTGATCCCGAAGGGCACGCTGGCCAAGGTGCGCCTGACCATCCGCCCGGGCGGCTTCGACGATGCCTCGCAAGGCTGGACCGGCGGCTATGCCACGCGCGGCTCGACCGGCGCGGTGTATCTCAACGGCGAGTTCACCGTGACCGAGGGCCAGTACGCCCGGCGCAAGATCTTCACCCTGATCGGCCTCTACAGTCCCAAGGGGCCGGACTGGGCGAACATGGGCCGAAGCCTCGTGCGCGGCATGCTGAACTCGGCGCGCGGGATTTCCGACAAGGACCAGTCGCCGCAGGCGCAGGCGGCGCGGCGGATCAACGGCTTTGCCGATCTCGACGGGATCGAGTTCATCGCCCGCATCGACATCGGCACCGATGCCAGCGGCGACGACAAGAACGAGATCCGCAGCGCGGTCACGCCCGACCATCGCGACTACGCGCAAGTCATGGGGACTGTGCCGCTGCAGTTCGGCGAACAAGGTGCAGCCGGGCATGCCCCGCAGCAGACCTCCCCTGCGGCGCCGGCACATCAGCCCGGCCAGCCCGCGTCCGCTCCCGGGTTCGCCGGTCGGCCGAGCTGGGCGCAGTAAGGGGGAGACCGGCCATGCGCCTGCGCCCCCGCCAGAAGACCTTCGTCGAGCGCAGCCTGGCTGCGCTCGCCTCCCGCGGCAACACGCTGGGCGTAGCGCCCACCGGTGCTGGCAAGACCATCATGCTCTCGGCGGTCACCGGCGAGATGATCGGCGACGGTGCGAAGGCCTGCGTGCTGGCGCATCGGGACGAACTGACGGCGCAGAACCGCGCCAAGTTCCAGCGCGTGGTGCCGGGCGTCGCCACATCGGTCATCGACGCCACGGAGAAGTCGTGGAGCGGCCAGGTCGCCTTCGCCATGGTGCCGACGCTGGCGCGCGCCTCGAACCTCGCGGACATGCCGCGTCTCGACCTGCTGGTCGTCGACGAGGCGCACCATGCCGTCGCCGACAGCTATCGCCGCATCATCGACCGGGTGCGCGAAGCCAATCCCGACGCCCGCATCTTCGGGGTCACGGCTACCCCGAACCGGGGCGACAGGAAGGGGCTGCGCGAGGTCTTCGACAATGTCGCCGACCAGGTGCGGCTGGGCGAGCTGATCGCCTCGGGCCATCTGGTGCCGCCGCGCACCTTCGTCATCGATGTCGGTGTCCAGGACGAGTTGCGCTCGGTCCGCAAGACCATGTCGGATTTCGACATGGCGGAAGTGGCGGGCATCATGGACCGCGCCCCCGTCACCGATGAAGTGATCCGCCACTGGAAGGAAAAGGCGGGCGATCGGCAGACCGTGGTGTTCTGCTCCACCGTCGCCCACGCCGAACACGTCACCGACGCCTTCAGGGCGGCGGGCGTTTCCGCCGCCCTGGTCCACGGCGATCTGGCGGCAGAGACCCGAAAGGCGATCCTCGCCGACTACGCGGCGGGGGACATCCGCGTCGTGGTCAACGTGGCGGTGCTAACCGAGGGATGGGACCACCCGCCCACCTCCTGCGTCGTGCTGCTGCGCCCCAGTTCCTACAAGTCCACGATGATCCAGATGGTTGGGCGCGGCCTGCGCACCGTCGATCCCGAGGAACACCCGGGCATCGTGAAGACCGACTGCATCGTTCTGGATTTCGGGATGTCGAGCCTCACGCACGGCACGCTGGAGCAGGATGTCGATCTCGACGGCCGCGTGCCGACGCCGGGGGAAGCCCCCACGAAGCTCTGCCCCGAATGCAAGGCCGAGATCCCGATCGCGGTCACCGAATGCCCGATCTGCGGGTGCGAGTTGCCGCGCGAAGGCGCTGAGCCAATCGACAGTTTCGTCATGACCGAGCTCGATCTTCTCGAGCGATCGAGTTTCGCGTGGGTGGACCTGTTCGGCGACGACGCCGCGCTGATGGCCAACGGCTTTCACGCCTGGGGCGGCGTGTTCTTCCTCGAGGGCCGCTGGCACGCGGTCGGGGGCGCCAAAGGCAAGGCGACGCGGCTCCTGAGCGTGGGCGAGCGCATCGTCTGTCTCGCGCAGGCCGACGACTGGCTGAACACCCACGAGACCGACGAGAGCGCCTTCAAGTCCAAGGGCTGGCTGAAGCAGGACGCGACGGAAAAGCAGCTGAATTGCCTGCCGCCGGAGTTCCGGCGCGATTACGGCCTGACGCGCTATCGCGCCTCCGCGCTGATCTCGTTCCAGTTCAACAAGCGCGACATCCGGCGCCTCGTCACGGCTGCCGAGCCCGAGCGGAGGGCGGCGTGAGCCATGTCGCGCAAGTCCCATCCCCGCCCGCAGCGCCTGCGGATTGCCCGGAGCGTATTCGGCTCTGGCACCCGCGCCTCAAGCCTTGCGCTGTCTGTCTGCGCCCCGCGCGCGGCTTCGGTTTCTTCAACCCCATCAAACCCCGCCCCCGCGAACACCGCTGGTTCTGCTCGATGCACTGCCAGGCGTTCTTCGCGGCCCGCCACCGGAAAGGACTGACCATGCAGGGAACGACCGATGAAGAACGCCTCGCCATAGCTCTGGTGATGAAGCGGCTCGGCACGACCATGGACGAGATCGGCTGGGACAAGCGGCTGCGGGACCTGGATGCGACAGAGGTCACCGCGCTGATCGAGGAGGTTCTGGAAGGCTACAGCGCCGAGATGTCGCGCATCTCCGCCAGGAGCGAGGTGCCGTTCTGATGTTGGATTTCAATCCGCGCCCTTCCATGGCCGAGCGGATCAACACGCTGGTCGACGCCGCGCTGATCGCCGAGCGGGAGGCCACGCCTCCCCGAACCTATCTCGGCGCGTCCCGTCTGGGGCATGCCTGCGAACGCGCGCTGCAGTTCGAGTTCGCGGGCGCGCCCAAGGATGAGGGCGCGGATTTCGGCGGCCAGACCCTGCGGATCTTCGCGATCGGTCATCAGCTCGAGGATCTGGCGATCCGCTGGCTGCGGGCGGCGGGGCTCGACCTCTACACCCGCAGGGGCAACAGGCCCGATGGGGATCAGTTCGGCTTTTCCGTCGCTGGCGGCCGCATCCGGGGGCATGTCGACGGGATCGTGGCCGGAGCCCCGGCCGCGCTCGGTCTCCGCACCCCGGCGCTCTGGGAATGCAAGACGATGAACGCGAAGAACTGGCGGGCCTGCGTCAAGGACGGGGTTGCCGTCTCCAAGCCCGTCTATGCCGCCCAGATCGCGATCTACCAGGCTTACATGGAGCCCTCGGTGCCGGGCATTTCCTCGGCCCCTGCACTGTTCACGGCGATCAACAAGGACACGGCCGAACTGCATCACGAGCAGGTGCCCTTCGATGCCGATCTGGCGCAGCGCATGTCCGACCGCGCGGTGCGGATCCTGCAGGCTACCGACGCGGGCGATCTGCTGCCCCGCATCGCCGCCAGCCGCGACTTCTTCGAATGCCGGTTTTGTCCCTTTGCCGCGCGTTGCTGGAGCGTGGCTGCATGACCGACGAGCCCACCGAGCCATCCGACCCCGACCAGGAGCCAGCCATGCGCGACGACACCACGCCCGATGAGCCCAAGGAAAACATCGTCCATTTCAACCCATGGCGCGACTTCAACGATGCCGCGCCGCAGATCGACGTCTTCGGCGACGAGCCCGACCCTGCGCAGATCGCGCAATTCATGCAGGTCGTCTTCGGGTATTGCGACGGTCTGATCCCTGTCCGCAGTTTCATCGACAAGGGTCAGGGCATCGATGGCCGCCCGCACAACATCTGGCTGGAAGCGGATCATTCCGCCCCCGAAAAGATGGCGACCTTCGCGACATGGGCCTCGCGGGAAGGTGCCGCGGTCTACGTCATCCCCGGCACCGTGTCCGCGCACGGCCAGGCCAAGGCCGCCGATATCCTGCAGATGCAGACGGTGGTGGTCGATCTCGATACCGGTGACATCGCCGCCAAGCGCGCGCACCTCGAGCGCCACCTCGGCGTGGCCAGCATGGTGGTGGAGAGCGGCGGCGTGACGGCCGAGGGGCAGCGCAAGTGCCACGTTTGGTGGGCGCTGACCGAACCTGCCGAGGGTGAAGACATAGCGCGCGTCTGCCGTCTGCGCGGCGACATCGCCGCAAAGGTCGGCGGCGACATGCATTTCCGCTCCGCCCATCAGCCGATCCGAGTGGCGGGCTCGGTCTACTACAAGAACAACCTCAAGACGCAGGTGCGGATCGTCGAACTGAACGCCGACCGCGAACGCGATCTGGCCGAATTCATCGAAGCCGTCACCGACATGCCGCCCGCGCCGGGCGTGTCCCTGCAGCCCGCGTTCACCCATCCCGACAAACCGGCGATGGATGATGTGCTGGTCACGCCGGTGCGCGAGGGGGCGCAGGACGACTGGTCCCGCTTCGAAGGTGCGTCCGCCGCGATCGGGCATTTCATCCGCATGGTCCACGAGGGCCGGATGACAAAGGACGAGGGCTGGATCGGCATCTGCGGCTACAACGCCGCGATGCTGCGGCCCCAGTGGCCGGTTGAGCGGCTGAAGCGGGAATCCGAGCGGCTTTGGGAACTGCATGTCAAGAAATACGGCCCGCCGCTGATCCGGCTGGACTCCGGCGCACCGGGACCGGTCGAGATGCCCGCCTTCACGTTGGGCGCGCTGCTGGACGACCAGAGCCCGATGCCGGAGGACATCATCGCGCCCCGCGTGCTGACGCCGGGCGGACTGCTGGTGCTGGGCGGTGCGCCCAAGGTCGGCAAGAGCGACCTGCTGATCTCCTGGCTTGTCCACATGGCCGCCGGTGTGCCCTTCCTCGGCTTCACGCCGCCACGGCCGCTGCGGATCTTCTACCTGCAGGCCGAGATCCAGTATCACTATCTGCGCGAGCGGCTGAAGCAGATCGCCCTGCCGCCCGACGTGATGGCCGCCGCGCGCGACACCTTCGTCGCCACACCCAAGCTGAAAATGCTGCTCGACAACGAGGGCAGCGTGCGGGTTGCCCGTGCGATCCGGACGGCATTCCCGGATGCGCCGCCCGACATCCTCTGCGTCGACCCGATCCGGAACCTCTTCGATGGCGGACCCGATGGCGGTGGCGAGAACGACAACACCGCCATGATGTTCTTCCTCAAGGAGCGGGTCGAGGTTCTGCGCGACCACATCGACCCGGACTGCGGAGTCATCCTGATCCACCACACCAAGAAGCTCAGCAAGCACCAGGTGAAGGAGGATCCGTTCCTCGCGCTTTCGGGCGCCAGCGCCTTGCGGGGCTTCTACACTTCCGGCCTCATCCTGCACCGCCCCGACGAGGACGCGTCAGAGCGCAAGTTGGAGATCGAGCTGCGCAACGGCCCCGCGCTGCCCTCGAAGCTGATCGACAAGGTGCGCGGCCAATGGGTCGAGATCAACCCGATGAACGAGCGCCTCGTGCGCCAGGACATCGGCGCCAGGCATGATGCCGAGCGGGATCGGAAAAACCAGGTCGTCCTGGGGATGATCTTCGACGAGGCGGCCGAGGGTCGGCTCTACACCGCCACGCAGTTCGCGGAGGCGTTCGAGAACCAGCACGATCTCGGCGGGCGCTACAGCATCCGTGAGCGGCTGTCGGTGCTCGCCACCAAGGGCCTGATCAAGTTCCGCCGGAGTTTCACGGAGCACGGGTACGCCGGGACGCAATCGCATTTCGGATATCTCGTGATCAGGGACATGCGCTTCGGCCGCGATCCCGTGATCGACACGGACACCGGAGAGGTCCTTGCCGAGGGCGTCGCGGTGCTGCCGACCCACTACAAATGCCCCCATTCCGGCCGCGCGCGCGAGGTCGAGAACCCCTCCGTCTGGGTCTATCCGGAGGAGGCCCATGACTGACTTCCTCATCATGAGCGCGGCCTTCCTCATTCTCATCCCTTTCTCATGGCCCAATGAAATCAACGGGTTGGGCATGAGGATGAGAAAGGCCTTCCTCATCGACCCGCCTCATCCTCTGAGCCATGAAAAATCAATGGGAACAGGGACTTGCAGCCAGAAGATGAGACGAGTGGGCAAGCCCCCATACTACGTATGGGGAGGCCAACCGGCAGGTTTGGCCTCTCCTCCCATACGTCGAGGGTATCCGCGCGCGGGCTCCGACGCTCCCTGCACATTCCGATCCGACGACGGCGGCCCCGTACCGCCAAGCACCAGGCCACCGTCGTCTTCCACCCGAGCAGCCAACCAGAAGAGGAGACCACCCATGGCTGACCTGACTCTCGCCACCTCCAGCCGCGAGGCAATCCCCGATCTGCGGCCCGTCGTCCGCGCCAACCGGGTGATCCTTGCCCTCGATCTCGGCACCACGACGGGATGGGCGCTGCACGGCATCGACGGGCTGATCACCTCCGGCACGGCGTCCTTCCGCCCCGGGCGGTTTGATGGCGGCGGCATGCGGTATCTCCGCTTCACCAACTGGCTCACCGAAATCGACCGGCTGTCGGGCCCCGTCGCCGCCATCTGGTTCGAGGAGGTCCGCCGTCATGCCGCGACCGATGCCGCCCATGTCTATGGCGGGCTGATGGCCACGCTGACGGCATGGGCCGAACTGCGCGGCATTCCCTACGAGGGCGTGCCGGTCGGCACCATCAAACGCCACGCCACCGGCAAGGGGAACGCCAACAAGGACGCCATGATGGCGGCCGCCCGAGCGCGTGGCTTCTCGCCCACCGACGACAACGAGGCCGACGCCATCGCGATCCTGCTCTGGGCGCTGGAGACCCGAGGAGGTGTGCAATGAGCGGCATGCGGTTCACGCCCAAGGGTTATGGCGGTCACCGCCGCAACCCCGACGAGGTCAAGCGCGACGGCTGGAAGGAACAGGGGCTGCTGGCCGTCGCGATGGACGACGACCGCCTGACCTGGCCCGAGCGCGAACTGGTGCGCCAGCTCGGCGAGCGGCTCTACGGCAAGCGGGAACGGGAGGCGCGTCATGGGTGAGTGGACCACAGCACAGGTGCAGGATCGGCTGGAGCTCGCGGCGGGCGTGATGCGGCAGATGCCGGGCGTGATGCCGCAGGGCTTCTTCAACGCATGGCCGGAGTACTTCCACAGCTTCGCCGACAAGGTCGGTCAGGAACCGCAGATGCGTCGCCCGAGGCCCAGCCCGCGACAGATCACGCAGGCCGAGGAAGCTATGCTCTGGCTGCGCTGGCTGGAGAAGGACGACGCGCGGCTCGTCTGGCTTCGGGCGAATGGCACGCCTTGGAAGCCGATTTGCTGGGAGCTTGGCATCAGTCGCGCCACGGCGAACCGGCGCTTTCAGTACGGCATCGCCGTGATCGTCTGGCGGCTCAACGGGAAGAGCGTGCCGCGGAAGCGATCGATGGGGTTTGTGGTCAGCCGAGCGGATGGAGGCTAGATGCAGATGAGTTGATCTGCTAAGCCACTACCCATTGTATAAGCTGGGCGTGAGGCCAGCGCGAGTCGGGAGGTACTACCGCAAATGATGGATTGGGCCTGTTTGCTGAGTGGCCAGCGCTTCGGAGAACTGCTTGAGCGCGAGAAGCCAGAAGGCAAACCGTCTGGACCAGAGTTTGCAACTGGCCAATTCCGCCTACCACAAGAGCGAGACCACGATCGCATACTGTTCTCCACGCCGTTTCGGAGGATGGGCGATAAGACGCAGGTCTTTCCTCTAGAGAGTATCGAAAGCATCAGAACCCGTCTGACCCACTCCTATGAAGTGGCAAACCTGGCGCGCTCGATCGGCCTCGAAATCGCTCACACGCTTCCTGAAAAGTTGCCGGAGCACGCCATCCGAGTAATACCTGCGACGCTTGCCGCAGTGGGCTTGGCGCATGATATCGGCAATCCGCCATTCGGACATCAGGGCGAGTTCGCAATTCGGGCTTGGTTCAAAAGGAACCAAAAAGTTCTCTTCGTCCCACCTGTTGATCCAGATCTTTCGACCGTTGCCGCTGACGTCAAATCGCTCGAGGACCAGCACAAGAACGACTTCCTTCTCTTCGAGGGAAACGCACAAACGCTTCGCGTGCTCACCAAACTGCAAGTTATTGGTGACGATCTTGGGCTAAATCTGTCCGTCGGCACGCTCGCCGCAGTGATGAAATACGTTGCGGCATCCGACGCAATTGATAAGTCGAAGCAAGCCCGCAAGAAGGTAGGCTACTTTGCCTCAGAGCAGTTGGTCGTCGAGCGAATTCGACAAGAGACGGGGCTCGTAGCTGATGCTCGGCATCCGCTCGCCTTGGTCATGGAGGCATGCGATGATATCGCGTACTCCGTTTTGGACGCAGAGGACGCGATCAAGAAAGGACTGGTCTCGCTTAATGATCTGCTCGCGGCGCTGGAGTACCACCCTGATGGTGAGGATAAGCTGGATGCCGTGACAAAGCACCTGTGCGAACTTGCTCGTTGGGAGTTGGATTTCCTGCGACGTCAACATCTGCACCCGAGCGAGCTGCAAGACGTCGCAACCCAGAAGTTCCGAGTACATGCGATCCACCTGATGGTGTCGGCAGTTGCCGAAGCTTTCAGGAACAATTACGAATCGATTCTTTTGGGTAGGTTTGACGGCGAGTTGATAAAGATATCTGCGGCAGCGAAGCTCTGTAGTGCCCTAAAGAAATTCGACCGGGAGAACGCATTCAGTCATAAGTCCGTTCTCGAGGTCGAGCTCAATGGGTTCAATGTTCTTAATCGACTTATGGACTTCTTGTGGATTGGAATTAGCCAGCGCGAAGACTATGAAGATTTGTCAAGTGATCGAACGACGCCATTTGCAGCATATGTCTATAGCCGGATCTCGAAGAACTACCGGCGCATGTTCGAGGGGAAGGTGCATCAGTACCATCGTGATCCTGGTCTTCCCATACGTTACAAGGAGATGCAGCTTCTTACGGACATGGTTTCTGGCATGACGGACCAATTCTGCATTGATCTTTATCGGGACTTCGAGCAGCACTATCGGGAAATGAGAAGAGTCGATGGAACGCCAGCTTGAAAGCAGAGTCCACTACTTTTTCACATCGCGGTATCGCGGGCGTGAGGATGTTCGCAGTTCTCTGAGGGAGCTCAGAAGATATGGACGCCTTGTGTTAATTGGCGGCATGCTTCGCGACCTTGCTTTGTTCGGAAATGCTGGCTTCAAATCTGATTTGGACTTCGTGATTGCGCCTTACGATCTAAACAGTTTTGAAGTGCGATTGGAGCGCGGGTAAATCGGTTTGGCGGCTATGCCCTGCCGTCCAGAAAGTGGCAGATAGATGTGTGGCCGTTGGAGCGAACGTGGGCGCATGTAACTGGCCATGCGAAGGTGCGCACCGTGGGAGATCTTCGCAGCGCAACGTTTTTCAGATGCGACGCAATTCTCTATGACATTGACTATCGAAAGCTGAAGACTGCCCCAGACTATTTCAGAGACATCAACGAGAAGATACTGGAAATAAATCTCCGACCGAACCCCAATCCGAAGGGGAATGCCGTCCGCGCGATCAGGTATGCTTTGATGAAGGGGTTTCGGTGGGGGCCTCGGCTTTCCGAGTTTGTGGATGAGGTATTTGAGTGCGAGGGATGGCGCGCACTACTCGAGGCAGAGCAGCGATCATTTCGTTCGCAGCATCTGGACCGTATCTGCTTTGAGGACTTGAAACGATCGCTTCGGTCGCATGTTTCCGGCGATCGGAGTGATCCTTTCGATGTAGC